AATGCGCATAATTCAGAAAAAATTATGCACGAACAAAAGAATGTACAACTGCAGCAAGCTATCAACGCCTACGAACACGCAACTAAATTCTACTATCAGCAACTAAAGGAAGGGACACTTGACAAAGTATTCGAGAGTAAACAATGGAAAGATGTACTCCGCAAACAAACAGAACTGCAAAAAGTACTATTGCAGCTCAACTCCGAAGAACTGAAAGAACTACTCAAACAAACAACTAACGAAGACACCAAAAAGGAAATCAAAGGGGCATTAGACGCAGTACTTAGACAAGAACAACGGTCTATAGAATATAACGCAGTCTTAGACAAGCAAGAACCCATAACGCCTATATACAAAGAAGAGAAGAAATCCATTGCCGTTACAGAGTTTGTAGAAACGGACAAGAAAGAAGCAGAGATACACCCCGTTCTCACTGGCGTTTACCACGACAACGGCTATGTTGTGGGCACTAATGCGCATATCTTGTTGGCTCGTAAAGAAGACTATAACAAATCTTTAGAGGGAAAGATAACAAACAAGAAAGGCGAGGTTATAGATGGCAAATATCCAAATTGGCGAGCTGTAGTCGAGGGTGAAACTACAACAAATTCGTGGGGTATCAATCTTGACGAACTGCACGCATTCGTAAGAGGCGTGCTTACCAAACTAAAGGCAGACGGAGCAAAGAAGAGTACTATCGACAGCGCAACTATAGCATTTAAGGACACTGACGGCAACATTATTGTGTGCAACGCAAAAACACTCGACAAGGCATTGCGTGGAGCAAAAAGCATAGGGGCAACTGAATTCGGAAACAAGTCTGAAACATTCGCACACGCACAAACCAAAAAAGGCTACGTCGTTTGCCCAACAATCTCCACATACCACAGCATAAACGATAACTGTTTCGTATACGCCCCGAAAGAAGCGGCACGACAACAAACCACTGCAACACTCACCAACGACACAGAAGCAAAACAGAAAGCCACAGAGGCAGTCTTAGCAGCTTTATCTAAGGCAGGTATAGAGGTTGTGCGTGCGACTGACGAAGAAGTAAAAGCATTGCTTAGTAACCCCCATGCAACCACATTGCGCACCCCACAAGGCACAATTTATGGTTGGTCGGTTAATGGCAAAATTTATCTTACAGAAGCAGGAATAAACCCTGATACGCCAATCCACGAGTACACACACTTGTGGGCAGAAGCAATGATGATAAAAAACAAGAAAGGCTGGGATAGTATAAAAGCACTGTTGAAAGATAATCCAATTTGGAATGAAGTCGTTGCAGATGCAAACTACTCTAATATTGCGGACAATGAAGATGCTGTTGCAAGTGAAGTCTTAAGCCGTATCAGCGGCAAAAAGAATGCTGCAAAAATGGAGGAGGAAGCACAAAGGGCTATAGATGAAGCTAAAGGTGTGTTTGAAAAAGCAAGAGCTACAACTATACTTACCAATCTAAAGAAAGCACTCAATAGCTTATGGAAGTGGGTAAGCAAAAATATCTTTGATGTTAAAGAGTTTAGCAGCATAAACGAGGTAACAGACAAAGTATTATACGACCTTATACATGGTACAAAACTAATAAACGACAAATCTTTAATAGGCGTACATAATATATCTGAACAAAAGCTACGCAAAGTGTTAAAGCAAGGTGGATTTGCCAATCCGTCTATAGCTGTTATTGATACAGACAAGCAGGTGCATAATGATTATGGAGAAATTTCTCTCATTTTGCCATCTCGCAAAGTCAATAAGTCTACAGGCAAAAATGTAGGAACATACGAGGGCGACGCATGGACACCTATGTATCCTATTATCGAAAAGCAAATGAGCAACGATGGTAATCTAATAATGCACAACGATATCAACTCTGTGCCAAATGAAATGCAGAGTGAAGTTCGCAATGCTTTGAATAGATGGTTAGACAATGGTTCGGATACCGATTTATCATATCTTTACCTATTCCAACAAGGGAAAGCTCCAAAGATGGCTACTGTAAAGCCTAAATATAGCAACGAAGTTTATAAATCGCTAAGAGACATTATGTTTGGTGTTGATAGCGTTTATAACTTAACGAAAGGTGAGGTAAAGAAGTTGGTAGAGCTTTATGTGCAAACAGAGCTAAACGGCGACATTGACGAATACAACAAAGCCAATGAGAGAAGAATTACAAAGTATAAAGAAACAATAGAAAGCGGAAGAACCAACTCTATGTATTACAAAATAGCAGAAAGAAATTTGGAAGAAGTCAAAAAGTATGGCTATCCACTTTCTTCTTTGAAAACATTTGCAGACGATGTACAGAGAGATAAAACTAAGCAAGGCAGTAAAAATGTACAAAAGACTCTTAACGCAGCAAGTCAAATTATAAAAGACGCTGGTCTTGAAGAAGATTTTAGGAATTGGGTAGAGGGCTTAAATAATCGCTACCAAACAAAAGAGGTTATTTTTGACGGCTTCACCCCAACAGGGAAGCGTAGATACATTCCTAACACTTTAGAAAATGTATCTAAGCTTATGAAGAAACAGGGACGACAAGCGTCTACAGGATTAGGCGTATCATTCTCAAACTTCGCTGCAAGCGTAATGAAAGCCAACGGAAGTCTTGCTAATATCAGAAAAAAGAAAAGCAAACTCACAAACGAACATAAAGATATAGAAAACTTTGAAGAAAAATGGAAAGAAGTATATTTCGATTTAGCAATGAAGTTGCAACCTAATGCAAGTACATTTGACGACTACGGCTTTACACGTTTACAAGAAGCTGCACTTGAGGCTGACCCGCAAGCATTTCTAAGCAAAGAGTACGGAGTAACATTATCTAAAGAAGACGTTCGCAAGTTGCAGCAAATGGTTAAGGCTATCCAAGAAGAAAGACCTGCTATGTACTTTGAAACAAAGTTTGAACGCCCTGTTACTCTCAATGAATTCTCTAAAGCCGTTGTTCCTGAAGACCTCTCTGATGATTTGCAAAAAACATTAAGAGATAATGGAATAGAGATTTTCACATATAAGCGAGGAGACGCTGAAGACCGACAAAAAGCAACACAAGAAGCAGCTTACAGTAGTGATGATATAGCATTTCAAATAATAAGCAATGGCAATAACGAAGCCAACAATGATAGCGACACACGTTTTCAGATAGTAGGCAATAGTCTGTCAGATGAAGAAAAGAAGATTGTCGAAACTGCAAAGGCAAACGACACTTATATGAAAGCACCTAACGGCAAGCCTACCAATCTTAGCGAAAAGCAGTGGACACAAGTAAGAACCACAGCTTTCAAAAACTGGTTCGGAGACTGGGAAAAAGCTGCACGCATAGAAAAGGTGCGCAGGAGCAAAGCTGTCGTTATTAGTGGCAGCGAATACAAAGACAAATATGAACTAAACAGAGACAGTGCCAAAGAATGGATAAAAGATAATCTACGGGGGGAATATACCATTGCTGATACAGAAGAAATAGTTAGCCTTACCAAAGTTGGAGCAAATAAGGTAACTTCACACGGAATGAGCAACAAAGCTCATCTTCAGTCAATTGCGGCTATTCCACAATTGATACGGCATGCTATATTTATTGAAGAACGTCCTAACGAAAAGCATAATAATAAATACGACAGTTACAAATATTATATTTGCGGATTAAAAATTGGCACAACTGACTATACCGTAAAGCTGACTATTGGAGTAAAGAGTGGAAAAAAGTATTACGACCACGCTTTGACAGAGATTGAAAAAGGGAAACTGCTTGACCGTATTAACGACCAAGCAGACAAAAAAGGCTTTACAACAACTGGGGACGCACCTTTACAGTCTTATGCCCTTTCTATTGGCAAAGATAGCAAGTTACTTTCAATCCTCCAAACAAATTCATCAAAAGTTGTAGACGAGAACGGAGAGCCAATGGTGGTATACCACGGAACTTTGGCTGATGGCTTAAGGCAATTCAGTACGGATTTTATAGGTAGCCGCTATAGTTACGATGAGAAAGGGTTCTTTTTTATAAGCAACAGGAAGATAGCTGATGATTATGCTGTTTCAGAATTTGATGCAAGTCGCAGGGGAGAGGTGATAGATGCTTATGTAAGCTTAGGAAATCCTCTTGTTGTCAATTCGGAATGGTGCAGGAAGAATGGTCTTGGCAGTAATGTCTTCAAGGATAATGACGTTATAGAGTTCTGGGATAACTACCAATCGCTTATAGTGGAAGAGTCTGAACAAAACGACGGCGTGATTGTAACAGATGGAGAAACGTCAATGGTTGTGGCTTTCTTCCCCAATCAAATAAAGAGTGCAACAGGCAATAACGGCAATTTCTCTACCACAGAGGACGATATCCTCTACCGTACCGTCTTCGGTGGTAACAGTGGTTACGTAGGTTATTCAATGAGCAAACGTGCTGCAGAAGCTAAAGAAGAGGGCAGATATCCCAAGACTGAATTTAGAAGAGAATACCACATAACAGCAAAGTCGCTCGATATGCTAACAAGTCTTGGTTTCATTGACAATTCAGAATGGCATCATACCAGTATGTACGGCAACAAAACACCATTCTATGGCTGGGCAGAAGATGAGTTTGCAGACGATTATCTCAAACACAAGAAAGAGGTAGACACACTCTGCAAAGGTATCGACCCTAAAACAAAACAGCCACTGATAGAGAAAGTCGAGAAACCACAGTACGAACACGAATATGAAATGCCACAATATGGCGAAGCAGAAACAGCCGCAAATCCAATTAGAGAGTGGAGACACAAGCAGATAGAAAAATACGACCAGTTTACAGGCTTTAAAGGCTATGCAGATGCTACAGAAGAAGAAAAGAAAGAAAGAGACGCTTACTTGCATTCTCTCAACGAGCAAATGGAAGAGAAGATACGAGAGATGTTAGCAAAAGACTATCCCGACTATCTTGCAGCCAAAAACGCCTTAGATGCTTATAACAATTACGAGGAAGATTTACGCAAGGCAATAGGCGAACACATAAAGGAATACTTAGACATTGACAAGTATAGCCAACGATGGAGAGAACAAACCGCCACCACACAGCCCACAACCAATACAGAAGAACTTACCAACCACGCAGAAAGTGTTGTGCAAAACTTACATCTTAACAACGTAGAAATAGTACCCGATGGCAGCAGCCTCAATGGCGAGCAAGCCACTGCAAAAGGGTTCTACAACAAGCGCACAGGTAAAATCGTAGTAGTGGTAAGCAACCACACAGACATTGCAGACATAGAGAAAACAGTACTCCACGAAGCAGTAGCGCATCACGGATTAAGAGAACTCTTTGGAGACAACTTCGACAACTTCCTCGACACCGTATATGCAAAAGCCGACATCGAAACAAGGCGGCAAATAGCCCACCTGTCAGCAAAACACGGCTGGAACGTACGCACGGCAACAGAGGAATATCTTGCCTCAATGGCAGAAGATACCAACTTCGAGCAAATCAAACCCACACTGTGGCAGCGCATCAAACAACTCTTTGGAGAAATAATGAGCGCATTTGGTTTGCACCACGCTAACATCACCGACAACGACCTACGTTATATACTATGGCGTAGTTACAAGAACCTACAAAACAGTGGCAAACACAGCATACTCGACAAGGTAGAAGATATTGCAATGCAGTACCGTCTGAAAGCTGGCAACTATGCCGACAAGGCGACAGACAATGTTTTGTATCGAAGCAGCATAGACCCCACCGCAACAGAAGTTCTACCCGATGCACGCACACGTTACGAAAAGGAAACAAAAGAACCCGACAATATAGATTCTGTGCCAAAAACGCACAACTTCTTTAGACGTTTCTACAAATCGTACGTAGACAGTATGCTTGCATTGAAGTCATTCACAAGCAGCGTACTCGAGGCAACAGGCGACAAGATGGCATCACACGAAGACACCTACAAAGCCGAAAACGCAATGACCTCCAAAAACAAAACAGACGGTGAAGTTTACAACCGTGATTACTACAACCCATTGCTCACGGCAGCGCAGCAGCTTTGCGAAGCCGTAGGAATGGACTACGATGCACTCAATATGTATATGGTAGCAAAGCACGGCTTGGAGCGTAACGAGTATATGGGCAAGCGTGCAGCACAGAACGATGAAAATGTATTGAAAGCAAAGAAAACTTTGGAAGATGCACAGGCGGCTTACAACGAAGACCCCACAAGCAAAAATGAAGCAGCAATACAAAAAGCACAAGAAAAGTATACAAATGTATACAACAAGGCATTGGAAGTCCACACCAACAAAGACTACTCTGGACTTACCGAACTCACAGACAAAGAAGATGTTGCGGAAGCCGAATACGAAGCACAAAAGATTGTAGATGCTGTAGAAACGTCTGATGTAATGCCGAAAGTTACAGCGTTTTGGAGCAAAGTCAATGCAGCCACGAAACAGACGTTAAAGACTGGTTACGAAAGCGGCATAATGACAAAGGATACGTACGAGCATATTCTAAATATGTATAAGTATTACATTCCTTTGCGTGGGTGGGCTAAACCTACTGCAGACGATGTTTATACATATTACAACAATCGTTCTTACGAGGGGAAACCACTTACAAAAACAGCAAAGGGGCGCACATCGCTTGCCGAAGCCCCGATGGCTATAATCGCATCTATGGCACAGCATAGTATAAATGAAGCCAACAGAAACAAGATGAAACAGACGTTTCTGAATTTCGTACTTAACCACCCTACCAGTCTTGCTACAGTTGACGAACAATGGTACATCAAAAATGCGTTAGGAGAATGGGAGCGTAGCGATGCAAACATACCAACAGATGCAACTCCCGATAAGATAAGCAAGATTGTTGCTGAACACGAATTGGAGATGCAAAGATTAGCCGAACAAGGAACAGCCATAAAGCAGCGCAACGGATTGAAGCTCGACAAACGTGTAATCAACGGAGAGGGGGCAGAGCACACCATTAAGGTATGGCGTGGTGGAAAAGAGTACATCATCTACATCAACGGAAACCCAGCAGTAGCACAAGCCGTAAACGGTCTGACTAACCCCGACACACAAGGCAGCAAATTACCTAAATGGGCTGAAATAGGAGCAGCACAGCTAAAGAATTTCTTATCAGGCGTGTATACAAGCTTTTCTCCAGCATTCGTACTTACCAACTTCACACGAGACCAATTGTTTGCATCACAAGCTGTATATATAAAATATGGATTGAAATACAAGCGGCAAGCCTCAAAGAATGCACGCAACCTACTCTTTAGTGGAGCATTGCCACGACTTGTGTACAAATGGGAACACGGCACACTTAATATGAACGATGAAACGGAACGTTACTTCGATGAGTTTATGCGTGGGGGTGGCGAGACTGGTTTCACAGCCTTGCGAGACATAGAGAGCATAAAGAAAGAAGTAAAAGATGCCGTCAATGGAAACAAAGCAAACATCGCAAAGCGTGGGTGGAAGTCATTCATCAATGCCGTAGAGTTCGCCAACCGAAGTGCAGAAGATTTCAGCCGCTTTGTTACCTTTATGACAAGCCGTCAGCAAGGCAAGAATATCGTTGATTCCATCTACGACGCAAAGGATATTACTGTGAACTTCAATAAGAAAGGCAGCGGAGAAATGGGCAGCAGGTTTATGAACTTCGCTTACATCTTCTTCAATGCAGCCGTGCAGTCCATAAACAATTTCGGCACAATGCTAAAGCAGCACCCAGCACGCACAATGCTTGTAATATCCAAGTTCGGTGCTTTGGGCTTTGGAGTGCCAATGCTCAACGCTTTCCTTACAGCACTTTGTGGTGGTGGCGATGATGATAAGTATTGGGACAATATGGATTGGGTTCGCAGAAACAACATCGTGTTACGTATACCATTCTTAGAAAAAACATTCATAAGCATTCCATTGCCACAAGAATTAAGACCTTTCTATGGTATGGGAGAAATAGCAGCTTCTATTCTATTTGGAAAGGAAACATTCTCAAGCGGACTGCAAAAAGCCGTAGAGGGTTTTACAGGACTATTGCCTATAGACTTCACAGGCAACGGTGGAAACTTGCCCATAACACTTACACCTACCGTTCTGCAGCCAGTTGCACAGTATATGTTTAATACAGACTACTTCGGCAGAAAGGTATATAACGACAATGAGAACAAGAAGTTTGCGCCAGGTTGGACTAAAGCATTCAGCAGCACGCCACCAGTACTCATAGAAGCTACAAAATTCCTCAACAGCCTAACAGGCGGAAATGATGTAGACAGTGGAGGTGTTAATCTCAACCCCGATGTTATAAACCACTTTGTAAAAGGTTACTTCGGAGGTCCTGCAACGTTCGTTACACAGATGAGCAGCTTGCTTTATAAAGGCTTTAGCGGAGATGCAAAAGAGATACGTTGGAGAGACGTACCCGTTGCCAGCCGATTTGTACAGCAGCTCGACGAACGAAGCGTGAGAAGCAGCGCACAGGGCAGCTACAAAGATTTCAAGGAAGAGACAGAAGAGACAGAGTACCGACTTTCCAATTACAAGAAGCAGGTAAAAATGGGTAAAATGGAATATGCCAAAATGATAACAGACTTAATTAAAAGTCCTGAATATCAACGCTACAAAATAGCAAAGGCATATAAAAAGCCAATGGACTTGCTAAAGGAAGCATTGAACCACATAGACAATACTACCGACAAAAAGGAAGTCGAAAAGGCACTCACAGGACTACGCCATTATATGATGGAGACAGTAGAAAGTGAGCAGAAAGGAAAGCACGCTAAACGTGAGGAAGATTTCAACTATTTAGGAGATAATCTTAGTGAGTTGAACAATAACCTAAAGTCTTCATTACGAAGCCTCAAACGAAACGAAGAACAGCGTTTAGATGGCGAAGAAGATGATGGCATAGAAGAACTTATCAGCGAAGACAAAGAAACAACAATGCGTATCATTCGTGAAATGAACAAGCTCTTCAAAAAGAAATAACAGCACACCGAAGCCCTATAAATCCACATAGGGCTTCGGTGTTATAATTCACATACCTAAATTAATACTTAACCGCACTTAAACAATTCGCATTCATATCTTTGCGACAGATAAAAATATATTTTTATGGCAAAGAAAGAAAAACTGTTAAGTGTAAAACGTGTCTGTTCTATTAAAGATAGGCGTGCAATGGATAGCGTTGCCAATTCAAAGCTCAACAACAAGGCACGTGCTTACGATGTTCTGTTCCAGGCGCAGCAATACTATATGAATATGAGCGAGTTTCGCAAAGAACGTGAGCGAAATAAACGATATGCGTATGGCAAGCAATGGGAAGACGTCATTTGTGTAGAGGGCAAAAGAATAACGGAAGCCGAATATATCAGACGGCAAGGAAACATACCATTGAAAAACAACCTTATCAGACGTTTGGTGCGCAGCGTGTTAGGTGTTTACAGAAGTCAGAGCAAAGAACCTATATGCGTAGCAAGAGACCGAGACGAGCAGCGTATTGGCGAAACGATGTCTACTATATTACAATGCAATAGACAGCTTAACCGTATGGACGAAATAAGCGCACGGAGCATTGAGGAGTTTTTGATTAGCGGCTTCATTGTACACCGCAAATGGTACGGCTGGCGCAATAACAAATTAGACTGTTGGACAGATTATGTACAGCCTAACAATTTCTTCATTGACAACAAAATGCGTGATTTCAGAGGGTGGGACGCAAGTTGCATAGGAGAAATTCACGATGTCAGCTTCAATACTCTGTGCGGACAATTTGCAAAGACACCCGAAGACTATTATAAATTATCCGAAATATACAAGTCTGCAAAAGACCAACAGAATATCGTAAGCAACTTTACAAGCTTTGGAGTATCGGACAATACAGATATTAGTTTCTTTATGCCCAGAGATGGCGACCTTTGCAGGGTAATAGAGGTGTGGCGCAAGGAAAGCAAACCACGCTATCGCATTCACGACCCCAACAATGGAGATATTTACAAGATAGACGTAGAAGACTATCAACGGCTGTTTCTCTCTGTAAACGAAGAAAGAAAACAACAAGCAATAGAGGCAGGTATGGATTTAGAAGATGTGCCTTTCTTACGTGCCACGTGGTTTATGGACGATTATTGGTATTACTACTATTTAACGCCATTCGGAGATATCCTCGATGAGGGAGAAACACCATACGAACACAAGAGCCACCCATACGTATTCAAAGCCTATCCATTCATAGACGGAGAGATACATTCATTCGTAAATGACGTGATAGACCAGCAGCGATACACCAACCGACTAATTACGTTATACGACTGGATAATGCGGTCAAGTGCGAAAGGTGTCTTACTCGTGCCCGAACAAAGCTTAGGCAGTATGTCAGTGGAAGAGATTGCAGACGAATGGAGCAGGTTTAATGGTGTCATTGCCTACCAACCAAAGGCAGGAGTACCTATCCCACAACAGATTGCTGTAAATTCTACAAACATAGGCATATCAGAACTACTCAACATACAGCTTAAGTTCTTTGAGGATATTTCAGGTATTCACGGAGCATTGCAAGGTAAACCTGGATATAGCACAACAAGCGGTTCACTTTATGCACAGCAGGCACAGAACGCAACCACAACTCTGTTAGACCTACTCGAAACATTCAGTCAGTTTATTGTAGATGGAGCATACAAGGATGTTAAGAATATGCAACAGTTCTACGATGGCAAACGTGTATTCAACATTGCAGGCAAGAGTGGACAGATAGTTGTCTACGACCCTAAATTAATTCGAGACGTTGAATTTGATTTGAGCATAGTAGAAAGCACGTCTACGCCAGCATTCAGACAAGTTGCAAACGACTTCTTAATGCAGATTTGGCAAAGTGGACAAATCAATTTGGAACAGCTACTCGAATATGGAGACTTCCCATTTGCCGACGAACTGTTACAGAGTATAAAGGCACAGAAAGCAGAAATGCAACAGCAAGGAGGAACACCGAACGGACTGCCGCCCGAATTACAACAGCAAGTTCAACAAGGTGCAGATATGGACGCTGTAAACAAGGGCTATAATATGCTTAAAGCCTCATAATAAAAACAAAGGTTGCGATTATGCAACCTTTGTCGTTTCTGTTTATAACACGGCAGTTGGTATATATGTCAAAAAATCAACCTCTTTTCATAAACCCATCAATTTCGATGGGTTTAAAATCATACATACTTCCTATATTGTTGCTTCTGACAAAACTCTTTTGTGTGTCTTGCTTTCAGCAGCACTCTTTATTGTTGATATTATCTTTGGTATCTCCATTTCGTAGAAACAGATGTGCAGCCCTATTGCTCGTGTCATCAACAAGTCATCGTGCTTGCCAACGATAGCACCAAATGCACCGTTTTTCTTACGCTCATAAAACAGATACTCATCAATACAGCGTTCGTCTCTCTCCACGTACATTTGTTTTCTTATCACCTTTACAAGTGTTGATATAATCATCGGTTTTGTAGAGACGTTCGTGTGCCAACCATAATGCTTTGGCGCACCCTCCGCAATAGCCTCCGCACTTTGCTTGCGTGCATAGAGATTTGGATATACATCTTTTATTTGGTCTAATATAAATGGGGCTTGCACACCGTCCACAACCCTATCTTTGTCCTTTGTTTCAAGTGTATTGCTCTCTATAACCAATAGGGCATTATCATAGTAGGCAGCTATCTGTGCAGACTTCCACGCAAGTATATCCATATCAGTGTGTCCATACCATTGCGCAACAACAGACGGCTTATCTCCGTCCATCATATAGAACCTATCAAATACGGTTATAACAGAGTAGTCAGCTTTTGCAGAACGTCCGCCAATGTCCACAACAACAAGATATCGGTTTGTAACTTTTTCATTTGCCCATATTTCAGGTTTCTTCCATATCCACAAGCAACCCTGATGGTCCTCAATAAAACGCAAACCATTGAATGCTTCTTTACCCTCGTCTCCATCGGCAACCATATCGCCAATGAATTGAGGAGGACAACAAGACTTCTTTAATTTCGCTACTAAATACTTATCAAATACTCTTGTGCCTGAATGTACAAATGCTTCCACATCGTCAGACGGATATTCAGATGCCATTGTAGCGTGGTCAGGTTTTCCTTTTCTCTCTTCCACATACCAATGTATAGCTTCGAGGGTTGCGCCAAGTTCCCACAGATACCACAAGTATTTACCACTCTCTTCACGTTCGTTGCTAACATTTGTGTTATTTCTATTCTTCCATAGCTCGATAGCGAAGTCTGCTTTTTCATCTTCATTCTTAAATGGTAAGCTGTATATATCAATATCAAACCACGATATAAACAATGCCTGGAATTGTGATACACCTTTCTTTGCAGCGTCATATTCACGCTGGAAGAAATTACCTGTACCATTTGCCGTACTTTCGTAAACTATCATCGTGTACGGCTTTAACTGAATACCTGAACAAGCAGACCGTACTATGTCTTCAGGTTTCTTTCCATCTGTAGTTTTCCAAACACCTACTTCGGAAAGGTGTACCAAGTTGTAATCACCACCACGACAACTATCAGGACGTTCAGCTGTACCTATTTTTATTTTACAGTTTCGTTGTGGCACTCTGTATATCGCCCCCGATTTACCTACTCCAACAAGTTTAGGTTCGTTGGGGTTATAAATTTCTCCAAGCTCGTGCAGCATCTTTGTCGGATATGCCTTAATCATACGGTCGAACATATCCTTAATTTCATCTGATGCTGTACCCTGATGCGCAATGATAAGAGAGTTTAAACCTACCTTGTGAACAAGCTGCAACCACGCCATATACAGCTGTGATGTAGTAGAACCACCCCATTGCCTGGCTTTCAACAATATAAGTCGTATAGGCTTGTTTGCAAGGCGAAGTGTTTCCAACCTCTCTACAAACCTACGTTGTGGACGTGTCAGACGAAACAAGACATCTTCGCCACCACCTTTATTTTTAATGTACACAAGCAAGGCTGCCCAAAACGCAAAGTCGTACTGTATGCGTATGCGAACAATCTGATCTATTATTTTTAGCCTGTTTTCCTCCGTGTACTCCGCATCCATTTCCTTTTCGCAAAACAGCTTCATAGACTTGTGTTTTACGATAAGTTTAACAAGAGGAACATTTAGCATTCCCACAGGTAGATACTGTACAGGTAATGGGTGGTCTTTTATTTCTACTTTCTTTCTCTTGCCAACAGACCCCTCGCCTGTAAT